CCCGCCGACTGCGAGCCGACCACGAGCGTGTCCTTGACGTGCTCCGCAAGCCGCGCGGCGTCCTTCTTCTTCTGCTCGGCGCTGGCATGCCTGTCTACGGCCGCCTGGAGGTGGATCGCCTTCCATTCGGCGGGCGTATGAGTCTCCACCTTTCCGGTGAGCGGGTTTAGGCCCTGGGACGGCTTCCCGCCCGAGTGCGAGGATGATGACGAGGGCGCATATGATCCGGGTTTGACGAAGTCCGAGGAGAAGTCTCCGCCGAGTTGAGCGTGCGGGATCGCCACTACCGTCTCGATGCCCTTCTCCCCGAACAGGCCGAGTGTCGGCCCGTGCGCGGTGAAGCCTCCGCCGTCGCCGAACGCTCCCGCGAAGCCGACGCGACCGCCGCCTGCCATTCCGCCAATGATCGCCTTCGGGTTGGCACGCAGGTGCGCCTGCTCCTTCGAGCGGCCAGCAGCCGGGATCGACCCCAAGTTGATCTCGCCGCCGAGCGCGAGCCCAGGCGGGTGGCGGATCGCTGGCATCGGCTCCGGGAACGACGGAATCCAGTTCGCGCCTCCGCCGGGGTTCATGCCGCTGGTCCCGAAGTAGTGCCCGTCGATGGACATGAAGACGTGGCCGGTAGGCCCGTCTGGGCCGCGAGCGTAGATCGTCACGTACTTGCCAGGGCCAGGGTCGCCGTAGGTCGTGAACTCGGCAGAAGCCTCCGGGGAGCCGAGCAGCCCAGCGGAGTGCAGCACGGCTGACACAGAGCCGGAGCAGTCATACGGCGGGGTGAAGCCTGCGTCGTGACCGCCGCCGTAGGCGTACGGGTAGTCGTGGCTGGCGACCCGGTCAGCAAAGCGGATCATTGTCTGCACCGCAGGCGGCTCGCCCTTCCGGATCGGAGCCGCGCCAGGGAAGCCGTGCGGGCCGTAGCCGACGCCCGCTGCCATGCCGCCACCCTGTGAAGCTGCTGCTGCCTGGAGTTGTCGGTTAGCCGCCGACGCCGCACGGTTCAGCACGGCCTGAGCCACTGAGCCGACCGCGCCGCCGCCCTTGACATGCGGAGCACGAATAGTAGGCACCGAGACGCCGCCTCCGCCCCCCGCGATCTGGACATTGACTCCGGCGGGGCCATTGACCTGCACCAGACCGAGCCCCGAGAAGCCGAGCCCCTGTGCCGCTTCAAACCACAGGTCGATGGCGCGTGGATGACCGCCGAGCCCCGCGCCGCCCGCGCCGATATCTCGCTTCCGGAGCCGGGCCGTCTTATTGCGGTATGTCACGTCCAGTGGAGTGAGGTATGGCAGGTTCCCCAGCGCCGTCCCCATGTTCAACTCCGCGTAGGAGTCGGGGTGCTGGTAGAGGTTGTCGCCGCGGTAGCCGCTTGAGCCGGTGCCGGGGTCGCCAGGCCCACCGAAGTCCGAGGCCGTGACAACGCCGCCCGTAGCGTATCCCGGCGCGGAGTGCGGGGTCATCTCCCCTGCGACCATCTGCCCGAGCGTCTTCCCGTACTTCGCTATCGTCGCGGCGCTAGCCGCTGCCTCGGTGTGACGGTTAGCCACTAGCAGTTCGCCGCCTCCAACCTTGGCTGCCGGGCGGCCTCCAGGATCTAGCAGCGTCCAAGAGTCGCCACCCACTGCGCCAGGAACACGGATACCCGAGGCGGCCACAGGGCCACCCAGCGCGCGGTTCCCAGGGTTCGGGCCGCTCCGCGTCGTATTACCACCCTTCAACAACCCCTCCAGCGAGGCGTTGCTCAGGCCCAGCGACGGCTTGACCTTCACGCCCAGGTCCCCGAGTTCCTGGATGAGCAACTGGTTAATGATCTTCATGCCCTGACCGACGGCTACCGAGCCTGCCGCCATGGCGCTCTGAATGTCGCCCACGGCCGTCCCGAAGTGCGTCTGGATAGACGCCCGAGCCTTCGAGGATCCCCCCTCCGCCGACGCCGCTATGTGCGCCATCTGAGTCGCGACGTTGCCCGCCAGCGCCTGCGCGTCACTCGTGCCTACCTGCTTGAACTTGTCGAGTTCCGCCTGCGCTGCTACGCGCCCCTGCTTGGTCATACTGCCCATGGAGTCGCGGAGGTTCCCGTAGTCCGTCGTGACCGCCGTGAGCAGGTTGTCCGAGCTGACCTTCCCGCCCGTGAAGATGTTGCCAAACTCAGTGGTTAGCGTGGAGACCGCCTGCTGCGTGTTGCTAATCGCGTTCTTCATATGTAACGCGCTAGCGACCTGTGCGGCGGCTTGTTGCGCGCTCTGCCCCGCAAATAACGTGAGCCCTGGAAATTGCACCTTCAGCAACTGGATCACGTTGGAGAGCGCGCCCTGCGGCAACTGTCCCCGTGACTGCATGGTCTTCGCCCACTCCAACATCAGTTGCGTTGCCGAGTTGCGGAACTGCGGCGGAAGGGCGTTTAGCTCCTGCCGCATGCCCTCAAACACCTGCAAGGTAGATGGGAACTTGACCGTCTGCTCGCCCTTCACCCACGCCTCCCCGGCCTTCTTCCCAGCCGCCTCGTTTGCCGCCGCGACGGCCGCCGCCTGAGAGTCCGAGTGAGCGAACATACTGCCCTGCGGGTTCGGGCCTCGTCCATGCCGGACGTCACCTGAACTCGGGCCACCAGGAGCGCCGCCAGAGGACGGGAAGGCCGCCTGCTGCGCGAGGTCGTGCGCCTTATTGGCCGCGTCTGCGATCCCCTGCTTGTAACTGTCGGCGACAGCCTTGGGGAGCCCAGCCGTTGCCTTCGCTGCGATCTGATCCCCGTACTTGTTGGCGTCTTGATCAGCAAAGGTCTTGAAACCTCCGACGAGGCCGCCGAGGACGCCACCAGCGATGGTTCCTTCTGGCCCGAGTAGCGAGCCAAGCCCCGCGCCGATACTCGCATCAGTACCAATGGCACCGATGTCCTTTCCGGCCTTACCGCCGATCACCGACCCGGCGAGTTGCGAAGCCATCATCCCGCCGCCAGCGATAAGGCCGCCCTTCAGCACCGAGCCGAGGCCGGACTTGAGCGGCCCTAAGATTCCCTGCGCGAGGGTGCGGTCATAGACCTCGGCCTGCGGGGCAATTCCCGCCGCCGCCGCACCCTCGGCCGCCCTCGCCGTCGGGGCCGCGCTCGTGACCGCCGCCGGGATGCCAGGCTCCGCAGCCGCTACAGCCTCCCTCTCGGTGGCCCCAGCAACGGGTCCCATGCCCAGCGTCCCAGCGCCGACCGGCACGACCGCCAGGGGGTTGGCGCGCGACCCTACGAACTTCGGGTCACCCATGAAGCCATAGAGCCCTCCGCCGGTCGCGCTAGACAAGAGCCCAGCAGCGCCGGACTGGGGTTGGTCCTTCTGCCGTGAGAGGATCTGTCCAAGCGGTCCTGGGAGGTTTGACGTCACCGCACCCAGAGGCGTATGGCGAGCCAGAAGCGTCACCGCGCCGCCGCCTACGCCGAGCGCTGCGAGGACCTCCGCCAGACCCTTAGTAGACCCCGAGGAGAACTGCTCGACGCCCGTAGCGAGCGCCGTGAGCAGGTGTACGCCCTCCTTGAACGCCGGGAGGATGTCCTGCCCGAACGTAGCCGCGATGTTCGTGAAGTCGTGCTCCAAGATCTTCAACTGCCCCGAGAGCGTGTCGCGCTGAGCCTTCGCCAGGTCCTCGGTCTTGCCCTTCGCGTCCCCGAGCGACTTCTGCATCGCGTCCAGCGCCGACTTATTGTGGTACAGCGCGTCGGCCATCTGCGGGCCGAGCCTCCCACCGAACGCCTGGATCGAAAGGTTCAGCGCGTCGCTCTTGGACTTCGCGTCCTCGATGCTCGAAAGTTCCTTACCAACAACCTCCGTGACGGTCTTGTGAGCGTCGGCGTTGTTGTGGAGCGCCTTGTTGTACTGGCCGTACTTGTCCTTGGCAATCTGGAGCCGCCCTTGCGCCACCGTCAACTGGTCGTTCAGTGCCTGCTGGTTGCCCTTCCCCGCCGCAAGCTCCCCGTTGATCCGGTTCACAGAGATCTGCGCGGTGTCGACCGCGAGGCCATACCCCTTCAGCTTGGCTCCCCCATCCTGCGCGGCGGTGTTCGCTGTCTTGATCGCCGTCTCGGCCTTCGTCATCACCGTCGTCAGGCCACGCCCCATCGACGCCGTGCTCACCCCCGCCTTGGAGAAGGCGTCGAACATGCCGATGGTCTGGGGAAAAGAAAGGCCCATCGCCTGAAGCGCTGGGCCGTACTTCGACAGTATGGAGAGATAGTCGCCCAGCGGACGCTGGGTACGCTGCGAAAGATTCACCAACTGATCCATGACGTCGACCATCCCCATACCGGCGGGATGGAACAGCTTCATCACCTGATGCAGTTGGGTAATCGTCGGCACGACCTGCGTGCCCGCCTTGTCGGAGAAGGCGAGGAAGAGGTCCGTATTCGCCTTGATCTGCGTCGCGTTCTCGTGCAGCAGCTTGTACTGAGCCGAGACGGCGTCCGCGATCTGCTGATACGACGCCGGGGTCTTTGTCGCTACCTCCTCGACGTCCGCGACTAACTGCCCCGCGACCCTATGAGTGACACCCGCCTGCTGCTGGATCTGCGAGTTCAGCTTGTCGAATGTCGAGGCAGCCTTCAGGCCATACGCGGCGAACGCGGCCGCGCCACCGACGAGCCCCGCCGCGATGTAGTCAATGCCCTGGCTCCGGAACAACTGCGCGTGACGCGCAGCCATGTCCAGGCTACGGCCCGCTGGGCCTAGCTGAGACGAGAAGCCGGAGAGCGCATACCCGGCCTGCTCAATGGCGTTCTTATGCTTCTGGATCTCGGTAGTAGCGCCCCTGACGTCCGTGCCGAGCTTCCTCGACGCCCCTGCTGCGCGCCCAGACGCGACAACGCCCTTGTCTTGCTCGGCCGCGAGTACCTTCTGCCCCTCGGCGAGCTTCTTCGTCTCCGCCGCCTGCGCCGCCATCTCGCGGTTCATTGTCGCCAGCGACCCCTGCACCCGCCGGGTGGTCGCCTCCACCTCCCCGCCGAACGCACGGAAGACGGGCGTAGCCAAGTCGAAGGCCCTGATGTAGTAGCTAAGGGTCTCCTCAGCGGCCATGGCTTACGCCCCCTCTCACGCCGTCATCTCTTCCGCCGCGCGCTCGCCACGAGCGAAGGCGTCGAAGATGAGCGTCTCTTCGAGAGGCTCGGCGCGTAGCTCGGTATAGGTGCAGTGAAGCCGGTTCATCATGACCCACGAACGCCACAGGTCAGCGATGCGCTTCTCGTCGTCCGTCGGCTTGCTCAGCCGGAGCTTTTGGCCTGAGCAGATCCTGCGCGCCCAGTCCTGCGCTTGGTCGAGGAACTCGGAGTGGGTTTCGGAAAATCCGGCTGGGTGCCCTGCCTCACCGCCTCGTTCATAACCGCCCGCGCCCAGACCGCCGCCCAGAGATCAAGGCGGTCATAGTCGGCCTCCTTCGGCTTCTCGTCAGCGAACGACCACTCCTCGACCAGTAGGCCGAAGATGGTCCGGTTGGCGTAGACAATCCGCTGCTCGATGCTGGTGCCCGCGCCGTTGTTGGCGGTGACCACCGACTGCGTGATCTCGCCTACCGCATCGACGTCGGCCGCCGAGCGCGGGATCCGAACTTCGATCCACGGGAGATCCTCCTCAGCGAGCACCTCCTGGTCGATGTTCTCATCGTCCTTCGGGAGTGGGGCCGGGTAGATGAACTTCTCAGTTTCGCGCTTAGCGAAAGGGGACTTGGACATGTAGGACTGCTCCTCTGTTTCTCCTTGGGAACTGCGGGGTGCTGCGGTACTAACTCAGGCGTAACTCCCCGCCTCGTCGTTGACCCAGACGCTGGATGCTCTGCTGGATGACGTCTGAAGCCGCCGGAAGCGAGTACTCGCCCATGGGCCGCATGCCCGGCAGCGTGAACGAGACCGAGTACGGGATCGCCGTGGTCGGAATGTTCGTCGCCGAGGTCATCGTGACCACGATGCCGGAGGTCTTCGCCGCCAGGAACCAGTCGTTGAAGTAGATCAGGTCCAGGAAGTCGAGCATCGTCGTGACCGTCACCTCGCGCTTGGTAGCGACGAGGCGCGTGGCGTACAGCTTCCCGTTGGACGAGAAGATCCGCTGCGTGTGGTTCATCAGCGCGAGCGTCAGGTCCAGAAGCTGCGTCGAGGACTGCCCCTTGTAGGTGTACGCCAGCAGGGAGAAGTCCAGCGGCTCGATGGTTGAGAAGAACGTCGGGTTGACGTTCGAGGGATTGCCCGGCGTCGCGGGCGTGAGTTCCCGCTGCCCGATCAGCGACGCGGTCACTTGCGCCAGCGACTGGTTGGTGGCCTTCAACTGGAACTGGTCGACGAAGCACCCGGCGACCTGGCGTGCCAGAAGCTGCTCTCCGGGGACGATGTCGGTGTCCTGCTCGTACGAGAAGGACGGCAGTTGCGGCTGCGGCGTGAGCGAGTGCGTCGCCGCCCCACCCGCCGACGAGTAGTTGTCGGAGCCGCTGCCGAAGCCCCCGGCGCAAAGCTGACCCCAGGTGTCCGGGATCAGTTCGCCGGTGAGCGTCACGTCGACCTCATACCCGATGGTCTGATCGACCACCTGCGCGCGGGTACCGCGAGCCTGGTCGGGCCGGACGTTCTTCTGGTTGCCTCGGATCTGCGGGGTGCAAGGCACGAACTTACTGGGTGCCACGAAGGTGCCGAAGACGGCCTCCTTGGCGAAGCCAGCGACGATCTCCGACTGGATCGGGCTTCCGCCCAGAATCGGCGGCATCATGTCCGCGTACCGCTTCGGAACTCGTGGCTGGGTCTGGATGATCTCGCGACGCATCTACTCCTCCTCCTTGGGCTGGCGGAGTTGCTCGCGCTCCTCCGAGATTGGGGCCTGGGACTCGAACTGCTTGCGGTTGGACTTCTTCCAGTCGGGCTGCCCGGCCACAAGCGAAAGCTGGTGATCGCGGACCTCCACGACCCGGCCCGGCGTCAGTTCCCCGAAGTGCGGGTTGGTGTAGACGCCGTCCGGCAGGTCCTTCGGGTCCCAGCAGTAGTAACTCGGCGATGGCTCGTCGGCCATAGGGTCTCCTTCGATGACGAGGTTCAGAAGCCGCGAGTGCGGCGCTGCTGCGCGACAATGGTGATCCGAGAGGCTCGGAACATGGCGCTTTGGACCGCGAGGCGGATGAACTTACTCTCGGTGACCCGCGTGGTCGCGACCTCTCCACCTACCACGATGTTGGTGCGGAGCACGCCCTTGATCCTCTGGTTGATCTCTTCGGCCAAGCGCCACCCCGGCTGCTCGAAATACGGCGGCTGAGAGCCGAGGTGCGCCGGATTGAATGGGCTCGCTGCGGGCGGGCGGGCGCGGATCGGCGCTACGTACTGGTGCTGCTGGAAAGCCACGGTGAGCGTGACTGGGATCTGCCAGTCGTCGAGGCCCTGCGGGCCTGGCGCTGCGAGGCCGCCGATGCCGCCTCGGGCCGTCTCCCACTTGACCGACTCGTCCAGCGCCGAGATGTACCCCCACGGCAACTGGACCTCCGGGTTGTCGCTAGGAGGCCCCATCCCTACGTCGCCGATGATCCAGGATATGTCGCTGGTCGTCGGAGCCGTC